GCTGTAAGCACGTCTCCCGTGTTAAACAGCTTATATCCTGCACCTGCCATTGATTGCTCCTTAGTAGCTCAGTACGTCTTCGCCTAGTATACCGCTAACTGCGCTGTCTAACACGAAGCCAGCCAATAAAGGCTCAGAAGTGAATAGGGTTGTCATCCATGATGACTTGGTGATGTCGTGATGTATACCGTTGACAAGGCTTGGCTGTGTCACGCTCGTATTGCCGGGCATGGTTTTCGTAACTGTGATGCCATCAAGCAAATCTATATCTACGCCAGCCTTCGGCTTGTTGGGGTTGATGTCGTCATAAAGGTTGAGCTGAATTGAGTCGATTCGGACTTCAGGATCTTTGCGGGTAGCCAATATGCCCTTCGCCTGATTTAGGGCTTCGGTGTCAGTTTCAACAAGGATACCGTCACGGATGCCGGAATGAAGGAAAAATGTGTCAATGCTTGTCTGGTCATATACGTTCTGAGCTGTACCGCCTGAGCGAGTTACAGTTACGTCATTAATCAGCGTAGTGTCGTCATAGGCGACAACCGCGTTGGTATAGGAAATCTGTGTGCCGTTGTCATTGAAGCTGTAAAGGCTTGTGGCTGGCCTAGTAATGAGCGAGTCACGATCTACAAACACCACGTTGCTTTGTCCATCAACAAAGATACCGCCAAACTCACTATTCTCAACCGTCTGTAAAGCCTCTAAAACGTTTCTAGACGTGCCGGGATCTGCCTGAAGGGTTGAATTGCCAGTATCTATCTCACGAAGGCTTACAGGCCAATCTACGGCGTTTAATAGGGCATCTACGCGAGCACCTGAGAGTTGACCTGCGCTTGTGCCAGCCACAGTCGTAATGGCTGAACCTGCAAGCAGTTTGAAGGCATCCACGCACTTTAGACTTACTGTCGAAACATCTTCATTGCCTTGTCTAAAGCCTGTGTCGTAATTCGTAATAAAGCCGCTAAACAGGTAATAATCAACGCCAAGATAGGTGGCATAAATAATAATCTGACGCAATGGCACAAGATTGGGATAATAGGCTCCGGCAGGATTCATCGGATTCCAGTCGCCATTCTGATCATATAAAATGACTTCCGCGCTGCCAAACTCGAACTTGCTCGTGATGCGGTTACGACCACGCCTGATATTGACTCGTGTAACTAGACTGGTGACTTCAACAGGCAGCGTTCCAGATCCCAGACGGTTTGTTCCCAATATGCCTTTGGTGGCTGATCCTAAAATCAAAGGATTGGTTTCAAACGCGGTATCGCTGTCAAAGTCAACAAAGACGCGAATTGTGGGAGCTGCCATTAGATTGCGATGCTGCTAAAACGCAGACCCTTTCCGTTTCTTTGGTATTCGTACTGAATGTCCGTGATGACTTCGGCCAAATCTTGAACGGCGGTGACTGAACCTTCGACCGTGACGTTAATTACTGTATCTCCAGCCATAGATTCTTCAAGCAATAAATCTGCAAGCGCAAGTTCTGATTCTGCAAGTGTAACCATCGCGTCTGCATGTGATTCCACAGCATCAACAAGAATGGGATTGCCTGCCGCGTATTCGGCAAACGCCGTACTAGCCAATTCACTATTAGACGAAGGATTGTTGCTAATAACGGCGGATGGCGTTGTGGTTTGCTGTAATTGGCCATTGATGTAAACGTTGTTTGCATCGACATCCATGCGATCAAGTGTCGTGACAGTCATGGTTTTTTGATCAAGTTTCAAACCTTTTTGAGCAAATAAAGTTTCAATCGGTATTTCAATTTTTAATTGCTTTAATAATTCTTGGATGCGTGTGATTTTGGCAGGCCAATCGGTGAACGGATCGCCTACTAATTCATCAAGGCTAGCAAGCAAATCAGCCAATTCTTGCGCAGCAGCTTCGGCTTTAATTAATTGACCTTCAAGAATAATGGCTCGTTTAACATCTTCATCGAGAATGGCCTGCATGAGTTCCAAACGTAGGCGTTCAACGTCATTAATCTTTCCACCTAATGCGGCTGCAATTTGGATGCGTTCAAGATCAAAACGTTGCGCGATTTGACCCAGTATGCCTTCTTCTTTTTTCTTCTTGTTCAAGGCTTCTTGTGCCTTGACTGATTTCTTGGTTAATGCCAATAATTCTTTGGCGCGCTTTGCGGCATCGGCCTCAGCTTTAGCGCGAGCGCGATCAATCTTGGTCTGAGCATCGGTTGAACCACTTATGCTCATCGGAGTCCTAAATGGCGCAGGCTTTGGTTTACCCATATTACGAACGTAGCCAAATGCGCTACCAAGCGGATTGAATGGATCTATGTTGCGCAATAAATCTAAAGCCGTTGATCCATAAGTATTTAAGTCCTTAAACGCAGCTACAAGTCCAGCAACACCGCGAGTAGTATCTGCAATAGCATCGCCAAAGGTATCCATTGCGCTAACGCCGCCACCGATGCCATTGTTACCTGCGAGAATCTGGAAAGCATCAACTAAGCCTTTACCGATTGTTTCTTGCATGTTGGCGTATGCCACATTCAGAATGGCAACCTTGCCAGCATAGGTATCTAAATATGCAGCGTTTTGTCCGGCAAATTGTTTAGCAAGTAAAGCCTGTACGTCTGCAAATGATGCGGTCTGCAATTCTGCCCGTGATAACCCGGTGTTATATTTAGCAAGCGTTTTCGTGTTACCTGTGTAGGCTTTGCTTAAATCACTTGCCACGCTGACAACATCAACACCTGAACCTGCTGATACATCTAAGGCTAAACCTAAAAGTTCTTGTGACTTTGTGACTGAACCTGTTGTGGTCAATAATGACTGAAACGCTGGACGAAGTTGATCATCAAGCACACCGCTAGTGGCTTCAAGGTCTGAAATAAACTTTGTGACGCGAGAATCTTCAAAAGCAAGTCCGAGATTTCCTAAACTTTGACTTAATCGCTTGGCTGCTAATTCATCTTCGCCGAACGCCTTAACTGCTGCCTTGCCAAATTGATAAACTTCTCGTACAGATAAAACGCCAATAAGGGTTTTACCAAGTGCCTTTAAATTGCCTTGTAATCCACCAGTTGCTTTCTCAGCTTGTTTGAAACCTTTATCTTTAAACTCAGACGCTATATCAATGCGAATGTTTGACATCAGGCAGCCTTTCTAACTGTGGCACGTTCCTTAAACAAACGACTGGCTTTATCAATTGCGCGCATAACCCCATCCAATGCTTTACCTTCGTTTTCAGCATAAGCAGCAAACAAGATGCGACCAGTTGATTTTTGGCGACCATCAAGCGACTTCATTGGGCCAATGCCATTCATACCAGCTATAAATCTGGATCCTGCCTGTGGGTTGTTACTTTGACTGCGTGAACTGCCGCTTATGCCGCTTGCACGTCCAGCCGTTTCGGCAATTGATCCTGACGCTGATTTGTTGAGCAATGAGTAAAGGCTTGCGAATCCGCTCATGTTGCGCTTACTACGTCCAAGTGAGTAAGTCAATCCACGCCGTATTACACGCGCATTATATTTAGGAAATCCACTTGCGCGTGACGTGCGACTCTTAGGCGCAACGCCTGTGTCTTGCCAATTGTAAAGACCACCGGGAGCTTGACCGGGAACTTTAGCCTTAGCGGCATTTGTTACTTCTTTCAGCGCAACACGGATTTCATCATCCATTTGCTTGCGAAGGTCAGGCGCAAACTTCTTCAAAGCCTTTTTAAGCTCTGGTACGCCTTCGACCACGACTGGCATTATCCCTGTCTTTCGCTTGCTGCTTTAATACCTCATAAAAGGCTTTAAGCAGATCCGTGTCCATGTTGATAAACTCGCTTGGCGCGATCCCGGTATGGATACTCAATTGAGCAACCCGATACGTGAAGGAATCGCGCGTTAGCCATTTGGGGAATCGCCTGCAACCACATCCACCGCAGCTAGTGTGTCCAGAAACGCAGCACCGAATGGTTTAACGTCTGGAGCATCTGCGCGGCGCAGACATTCCCAAGCCAGCCAATAAATATGCTCTTGCTTTTCATCTTCCCTAAAAGCCTTGTGGAAGCCTTTGCGGAATTGCTGCTCAAACGCATATTCCACAGACGGTGTGATTGAGTGTTCGCTCTTTGTACCGTCAGCCCTTGTGATTATTAACTTAGCCATGCCCATTTCTCCTATTTTACCAAGTACCTGTTGTGGTGCGTGTGATAGCAGAATTGATTGTGAACGTAATGTCCATTGTGCTCATGTCGCCTGTTGCGCCATTTTGCGGTGTCAAATTGTTAACCAAAATATCAAACGAATACAAAGCATTGGTCGCTGAAATTGCGGTTGCCTTATCGTTGATTGTCTTGGCAGCAACGGTTGTTCCGTAAGCTGAAGCAAGTGTTGCAAGTACGCTGCTGGCAGCTTCATCGTTTAGGAATGAAACGGTCAACGTGCCTGACTCCAAGCCTTTTACAAACTTGTGTGCGGTGTCACCCATTGCAGTCACTTCAAGCTCATCAAAAGCCTGATTGAGAGTCAATGAAGTTACATGGTCGCTAAGATCGATTGAGTTGATCTTTAGACCGACCTTGTTATTTAAGAAAATAGCCATTTACTATTCCTCATCTTTCTTAGCGGTTGGTTTGTCTGATTTTGCGACTGGCTCTACTTGACCGATTTTGATCAGAAAAGCCTCGCGCTCTTTGTCTACTTCAGCCATTATTAGCTCCAATCTGAGAGAACGCTGATAGATACTTCACCGGACAACAGGTCGCCTGCTATTCCAGTCAAGACTGCTGGTGCACTAAATGTGCCAATTGTATAAGCGAGCGATGACGCTTCAAGCTTATTTACAATGTTCAAATAAAAATCTTCAATGTTTGTTAAATTGCCTTGATTGTCAAACATTGGTGCTAGCACAACAAGTTTGAAATTGGCTTTTGGCTTAACCGTTTTGTAATGATCGTTGCTTGGCTCGATGTATGGATCACCGGGTTGGACGACAATGCTGTTAGCAAGGGGTGTAGCAGGTGGGAAGGAAAACACCTGCCACACCGCATTATCAGCTAGTGCAGTCGCGATTGTTCCCCGTAGGGTTGTTATTGCGCTCACCCTACTAGACCGCCCGGTGCTAGATGATCCGCAAGTAAGCCTCTAACGCGAGCCATGAGCGTATTACCCATGCGATACGGTGATGGTTGAAAATCAGGTGATATGCCGCCAGCGTTTGACGCTTGACGTGCCTGCCAAATATCAATTGCAATCATTAATGTTGCTTGATTGACTTCAGGCAATGTTTCGTAATCAATATGCGTAATGCCATAAACTTTGCCGTAGGGAACAAGTAAATTATATGCTTCGGCAGTCGCGTTATTAATCGTGTATTTAACAAAAAAAGTGCCAATTGCCGTTACGGTTTTAGATCCATTATATTTAGCACCTGCGTTTTCAACGGTAATCGTCTGACCGACAATAAAATCATGTGGAACGCTTGTATAAATTGTTGCAACGCTTGTGGTCGACTCATGCGCCACGATTGCATAATCATTGAACCAAAGTTTTGATTTAACAATGTTTTCTGCTGCCTGGCAAACTTCCTCAACAACTGCTGACGAATAGAGATTGCCGATACCAAGCGCGGAACGCAATTCAGCTTCGGTAACGTATGTGGCTGCCATCTCTATCCTTTCTGTGGGTTAATCCCGGCGCAAGGGCTGTGCGCCGGGATCAACATTAACTACTTACCTATCAGGTTAGGTTAAAGCGACGAACGCCGCCGGCAACAAGAACACCACAAGCCAAATAGCCATAGAGTGATGTTTCGATTTCGCCGGAAACTGGAACGTTGGTGCTTAGACGTAGAACTGGTGATTCGTAAATTGCAACAGATGATGGAACTACGATAAACGCAGATTCATCGATTGTTGTTGCGACAGCGTTTGGATCAACGTAAAGGTCAAGACCCAAAACGTTTCCACGAAGTGAAGATGGTGTTGCAGATCCGCCTGCATTGTAAGGCTGCGCTGCTGAATAGATTGGGCGACCTGTTGTATCGGTTGCTCCCATGAGTAGACCCCATTGAGAAGTACCGGCAATGTAACGGGTTGCAAGTTCTCCTGTTGCAGCGTATGCGGCTGGTGTTTCTGTTGAAACGTAGGAGATGATGCCTGCGGATGTTGCTGCAACTGCTGTTGCCTGTGTTCCGCCTGCTGTAAGAGCTGCGATAACTGCTGCATCGGTTGCCTTGTTGTATGCGCGCTGCATGTTATCAAGCATTGCTTGGAAGAATGAAGGGTCGCTGCGCTCTAGCAATTCGACCGAGTAACGCTGCAATCCGCTGTACTTCTTGACAGTCAAATTGACATACGAGCTGACAATGCCAGTTTCAGATGGTGCGCCACCTTCGGCAGTTTCTGCAACGGTTCCAGATGTCGTGATCTTTGGAACGCTTACTGTCATGCCTGCGGCAGGAATTGCGCGTGATCCGATTGCATCGATTGCTGGACGTGCACCAATAAGTGTGTCAACAACGGTGCTGACATACTGAACTGGTGAGAACGCTGGGTTGGTTGTGAATGAATCATCGGCTGCTGTCAGTGCCTTTGCAGCTTGTGCGTCAGCGTGCATTACCCATTCTGCTGAATCGGTATTGCCGAGTTTTGCCTTGATTGAGTGCTCAAGATATTGAGCTTTGGTCTTGATTGGTGAACGTGGCTCTGTGTAAAAAGATGCACTAATCGTTGGACGTGCGGCTTCTACTGGAGCAACCTCTACCGGTGTAACTGTTGGCTCTGGAGTGTTCTCCACGATAGCCTCACTTTCCGTAATTGGTTGGTTTGTTTCTTCCGCTTCGCTTTCGCTCGCGGCAACTTTAGTAACGTTTGCATTTGTAAACGCAGGTGATTCGACAAGGCTAACCTCTTTAAGAACGGCAGCCGTGACTTCAATATGGTTTTTCTTGCGTTTTGATGAAATAACTTCAACGCCGACTGATAATCCGTCAACTAAACCTTCGCTTGCGAGAATTAACGCATCGGATCCTTGTTGGCTGGAACTCATCTTAAATTGTGCATAGATTCCATCTTCGGTAACTTGGAACTTTTGCATACGACCAATCGGCTTGTCGTTTTTGTGTTGGAACAACATTTTGATTTTGCCGGGCGTTTCGATGCTTATCGAATCTTTGGCAAATACAACTGCGCCTGCGCTGGTATTACCCACTTCACCGAATGGCACGATTTTGCCTGCGATGATGCGCCGCTCGCTGTCCGAGCTTTCTATTGGGCTACTGAACTGAAGTAACATCGGTGTTTCCATTTGGTGTTAGGTCTTCCATTTCCATTGCTTGATCGATTGTAATCAAGCCGAGAGATAGCATTTTTTCAATGACGTTAAGGCGTTCCATTGGGTCTACTCGCAAGAACGCGCTATCTACGTCAAACTTAACAATGTTGCCTCGCGCCGTGACATCATCCATTGACAAACGGTCTTGAATTGCGTTGATGTACGGTGCGAGAGATAAAGCCAAGAATTGTTTGCGTTCATCTTGGACGTTTGAATATGTCATAGAATTGTTTTGATCTGCGCTGATGTAATAAGCCGGAACGTTCATCATGCGCGCAATCTGTGTGCAAGTGGCTTGAACCGCATCTACAAACATCATGTCTTTAGGTGAGAATGACGTTGGCTGGTAATCAAGCGTGGATGTTAAATATGCGGTCGAACGTTGTTCACGTGCAGATTTCCATGCAGCTAAGATTCCTTGCACTTCGGCAGGCGGTAAATCCGCGCCAGTATTTTTAATGACACCGGAAGGCATTGGAGTTGACGTAGCGACACGCATAGCCTTTTCTAAATCGATTGCGCTGCGTAATACACGTGCGCCACGTTGCAAAACGCCATCATCTTGTGATTGGAATGTAATTAATGATCCAAGACCTGACATTGGTGCGCGTTCGCCATCAATCATATATTCGATAATGTAATTGCTATTGGGTTGGGTTGTAAACGTTACGCGGCTTGGTGCAATCCATTCGAAACGTGCTGGACGACCATCATCAAAATAAACTTCGGTGACGCGCCAATATGCAACGCCGTAAAACAATAGTGAATCAACAGTCCACGCAATCGTAACGCTACGTGGTTGATGTGCGCTTGGTTGATCTAGCCAAATTGGTGATCCCAATTCTTCGCCAGTAGATTTCTTGTAAAGATGCAGTGGCAATCCGCCAATTGTGCAAGCAATCAAATTACGGCATCGAGCAACGGCCGGAACAGTTACAGCTTCATCGCGACCGACCGGAGTTAAAACGGTAGGCATGTAAAAACCGAATGAATCGGTCATAAGCTGCGGTGCAGCTTGCGCTTCTATTTTCGCAGGACGAAAACGATCTAAAAGACCCATCGTTTAAGGATACCACACAAATTGGACATAGCCGACATACTAGACAATGATTTGCGGTTTACTTTGTGGTTTAAGTAGCTGGTGGACGACCATTGCCAAACTGATTGCCGCAGAAACGTCACCGGCTGACTTCCTTCTCACAATACGCCAACCCGCATCAGTTTCTTTCGCGGCACAGTTATTCATAGAGTCCACCAGACTAGCCTGTCCGATGTGAACGATACGCGCGTTCACAATGGCATCATATAGGTCTGAACAGGCTTGGTAAAATACAGTTCCAGACATATCTTGGATTTTGTGGCCAGATTGACTTAGGCGTTCAGCAACGCTCATCGAGCTGTATTTATCAAAGCAAATTAGGCGTGGCTTGTATTTCATAGCCCATTCGTTGACCTCAATTGCCATTTTCAATTCATCAATGGCTACTTGGCTTTCAAATTGAGCAATAACGCCTACTGCTATCTTTCCGTCATCCTGTATTTGACCAGCGACAAGACTAGCCATCTTTTTATTAACGGATATATCCATGCCAAAGATTGTTACTCGACCGGGTTCAATTTTTAGATCCTGAACCGTCAAATCTTCAAAGGCGCGATAAGGCCAGGGCGACTTTAGGGCAGAAACCCATTGGCACAATGTTTCGGTGCGGCTGGCTTCAACGCTGGACGTTGCAATCGCTTCTTCAATCGTTGATTCATCAATCAGGTAGCCAAGTGCCGGGTTAGCCTGATACCACGCATCACGATCAGTAATTTTGGCAAAATCATCGGCTGAGTATTCCCAAAAGCCAAGTGTGGGCGGCGGATATGATAAAGCGCGACTGCGTAAATCATTGAGTACCGTGCTAAAGGCATCACCGGCATTGGAAGTCATAAAGATTTGGCTATTAGGTCGAGCGCGAACGATAGGCCGGGCAGCAGTCCATGAATCTTCATCAATTTCACGTAGTTCATCGATATACAATAGATCAGCAGTTTTTCCACGACTGCCGTCACGCGTGGCCGCCACGATTTCATACCGCGCACCGGACAAAAGTTCTACCGATTCTTGACCATTTGCCACACGGATTTGTTTAACCTGTGCCATCAAGTGCGGATTATCCTCAATGACATCGACAACTTTGCGAAACGTGTCTAAAGCCATGCCACGATTGGACGACATGGCAACAATGTTCATTTCGCCAAAAACAAACAATCCGGCAAGGATACGGATGCGCGCTAGGTGTGTTTTACCGTTCTGACGCGCTACGAGCAACAGCGATGTCTTTCTTCGCCATTTCCCGGCCTTGTCGACCTTCAACAAATCAGTCAGCACATATTCTTGCCAAGCCAGCAGCTCTAGATTGCAATCGGCCAGAAACTTATGGACTTCATCAATCCTAGACTTGCCTTTGAGTGGCGCATTTTGTAATCGTGGCTTTGTCGCGCCCTTGCGAACCTTTTTCAATTAGCCCCCGATTGGTCTGGAAGCATAAACGGTGAGTCTGGATCAATCCGAACTG